CCTGCGCGAATTCGCCAATTTCCTCGGTGAGGATAGTTAGCCACAACTCCAGGCTGTGGTTCTGTTCACCAAACCGCGCGTCCTGGCGTGCGCGCTCCCGGAGCACGTCGGCCACGGCGCACGATTGAATGACGCCCGCCGTGTCGATGGTTAGTGCGTGAGTCGCGGTCATAGGCTGGGCAGTTGCTCGATTTCACTCGGCTCACCCACCGCGCTGATGGGCTGGCCCGTGATGGCGTCGGTCTCTTCGACCAGCGGCGCGCCGAACGCGTCCGCGTCATTGGCTGCGGCTGCTTCCGCCGCTTTGCGCGCTTCCTGCTCGGCTTGGTGTTGCATCACCGCCTGAAAATAGGTGTTGAGCGCATTGGATAGGAGGTTCGCCACGCTTTCATCCATCGCGATGGCGAAGGGCCGGCTGTCGTGCGTGGCCAGATATTTCTGGGTCCACGGCATGTGCAGCGGGTGATTGGCCGGGCGCGGGCGGTCTGCGATTTTGCAAAACGTGCCGTCGGGTGCCGGCGAGAAGGACAGCTTGGGTCGCGCGGCCTCGGGCCGGGTGTCAGCCACTGGTGCCCCTTGGGCATTTACGGGGACGATGAGATTTTTCGACATGGTCGGTTGTGGTTTCGGTTGTGGTTTCGGTTTCAAAAATTGGGACCCAGGATGCGTCGGGGCCGTCGTCGCCGCGCTTTTGGTAGGCGATAACCCGAGCTGCCGGCCTTTCGGTTGTGGCGCTCGCTTCAGCGCTGCGCCCGGGATTTTCCCGTATTGCGCGCCGAACGCGGCGGCTGCTCCCTTCACGTTCTCCGTCGCCTCGGGGCTCGTGAGGCCCTGCGCACGATAGCGCAGCATCCGCCGCTCCCGCTCGATTTGCGAGAGGCTGTCGTTGAAGATGGGCTGGATTGGCCCCGGCGGCGGCGCTTTGATGTCCTCTGGTCGGCTCATAATTTTGGTGGGAGGGATTCATCAATACATTGCACCGCGTTCTCGATGCGGGCCAAAAGAATGTTGGTCTTCTCCAGCTTCTTCGCGATGTCCACGAGCAAGTCGGCTAGACCGACACCGGGCGTTGTGATTGGCACCCACTTGCCGGCGCACTCATTGTAGCGATAGAACACACCGCCGCTTTCCCACACTAGGGACTTGTCCGGCTCGTAAGGCGCGGGCATCGGGGGCGGCTGAACTTCGGCGAGGTCAGAAATTTTCACGGCAGTTCGAACTTGATTTCGACGGTGGCCAGGACGCTCGCGCCCGCTTTCGCCACGGCTTCCTCACGCGTATCGAAAAACCCCGCGCCGGGATACGGCTCACCCCCGTTGCTGCGCGCGTAGATGTTGAGGTAGCGCGTGACGGTTTCCACGGGCGTGAACAAGTCGAGGTCGCTATCGCGGTCCGTGTAGAAACGGCCGTTGGAATACCAGCCGGTGAGCGTTTCCCCATGTTCGGTCATCCTGGCGCCCGCGATGTCGTTGTTCGTGCCGAGGTCGAACGCGAAAAGGCGCACCTGTTCGCCGTCGCGGGTTACCGCGCGCAGGGTTCGTTTGGCTTCGTCAAGGTTGAAGGGTTTCGTTTTCATCTCTACCTATCCCAGTGTGGACTTTTTGGAAAATGTCAAGAGGCTACCGGCAGGCGTGAAGAGAAATGGGCAGGCATCCGCGCCGTTCCGCCAAGGCATTCTCTTCGTCGCGCTGGTCGCATCGTTGCAGCCACGCCAGCAGGTGCGCGTGTAGTGGGTTCTCTTGGTCCAGGTCCGCAGACTCACAGCCCAAGCGTTCCTTTGCGAGGTCCACGGCGTTCCATGACGAGTGTTTGGTGCCGATGACGAGGAACCCCCGAAGCACAAGGGCGCACTTCATGTGGTCGATTTCACATGCCAACCGCCCCCACGACAGCGCATGCGTGTTCGTGTTCACATAATTACCGCGGCTGGTCTGAATGCGAATGGCCCAGCGCCCGGCCTTATGGCACCAGAAAAGCCCGCGGATGCGTCGCTCAGGTTCGTTTTCATCCAGGCCGCGCCATGTCGGTCCATCGTCCGGCCGCTCATACCGACGCGCCAGGGTAGGCGCGGCAACCAACGGCGGCGCGGCTGCCCGCTCCACCTCACCATTCCAGCGGTCACGCGTCTCGGGTTTCATACGCGAATCCGAAATGCGTTTGAGCACCGCTTCCTTCCACTCGGCTAGCCGCTTGGCGGCGAATTCCACCGGCCCGCCGGTGCGTGTGTAGAGGTCCCATTCCCTCCACATCAGGCGCAGGGTATGAAGGTCCGCGTTTAGGATGCGGGTGGTTTTGTAAGAGCGCATGCTTCAGCGATGTCTGTGCGGTGTTCGTCGTGGTATTCCATTGCGCGCCGGCACCGCTCCCGGTCTTTCAGGAAACCGATTCCAGTGTTGCAGTTTTTGCAAAGCATCGCGCGAAACTTGCCGGAAGAATGACAATGGTCCACCACCAACTCCTCGAAAGGAAAAATGGTGCGGCAGATTGGGCACTGATAGGCTTGGTCCCGGGCTTTCTGGCGCACTTGTTCGGGCGTCACCCCATAGTGGTGCTTGCGGGCATACTCCAGCGTCTTGTGCGGGTTTTTCTTTTGCCACTCCTTGGTCTTCTCAAGTGCGCACTTGCGACAGTAACCCACGCCCTTGTCCACAATAGAGGGTGACGCGGTCGCGCTATTCAGATGCACTCCGCAGTTTGAGCATTCACATCTCACACCTATCCCAGTGTGGCATTTTCCCAGATTGTCAAGACCGGAAGTCAACCAACTAACGCCGCCCCATATCCCCAGGGCCTACCACTTCTCTTTTTTTCTAATTTTTTATAATACCCTTTGGATTGGGATATGGGGCGGCGTTAGTTGGTTGACTTCCGGCTTCGCCCCCTTTTCTGAGCTGAGGATGCGGGCTTGACTTTTCACCGTTTCGCCCCACCTCTTAAACGGACATGCAAGACCCCAAAGACATCGAACGGGAACTTTTCAAGGCGGCGCCTCACGCGGCACAGAAGCTGCACGCTGAAGCCAAGAAGCTGATACGCAAGCAGAAACGTGAGCAGTGGTGGAAGGTCCACGCGACCGACCGCGCGAAGAAGCCGCTCGGCAGCTGACCTATGTTGCTCAACAAGAACAAGTTAGACGTGAGTCAAATCCTACTGACCTACGTTGCGCTGTGCGGCGACGTCGCCCGCACGGCCGAGGCGCTGAACCTCGAACCGGCAGTTGTCCAAGCCCTGGCCGATGCCGAGAACTGGGGAACGAAGATTCAACGAGTTACGATGCTGGCCAAGTCCGGCAAGCCGGGCGATTTCGAACGTGCTCAGAACCGGGCACTTGCATTCGTTCAGGGCCACCGCATCCGCTCCCTGTTGGACAGCGTAATCCGTCGCTTCGACGGCATGACGCCCGAGGAGATGTGCGACGCGGTGTCCAGCGTGAGCAAGAATGGCACACGCATCCTGTCGGCCCGCTATTTTACGGACCTCGCAGCCGCGGCCGAGAAGGCTAACGCTATGTGCTACAGCGCCTTGGGCGATACTGCCGGCGAGCGCGTGGCCCGCGATGATGAGCCGGACCAGATGAATGTCTCTGCGCTGCATAGTGCTGTGATTCAGTCACTTAACGCGGCCAATAGCCACGGCAAGCCGGCAGACCAGATAGTCAAGGAGCTGGCTGACGCAGTGTGCCAAGCTGTCACACCCATCGAGCGAACCGAGGTCGAGCCGCGTCCCGACCCCGCAACCCCGGCCAGTGCGTGATTTTCACGCATCCGATGCGTGAGGCTCACGCACCAAAAAGCGCGGCCTGGAGGTCCTTGGCGCTCAGCACCTTGGCCGCTCTACAACGGCCTAGACTCGCAACGGGACACGAGCCGCGGCTCTCGGCAAGAGTTGCCTGGCAAAACGCACGGTGTCTCGACAAACTGTCCTGCCCCGTCACGAGGCCCTCGGTCCCCGTAACTAATTGCGCCGGACCGGGTTATAAAAGTTGGGGGACGCCGACGGGGGGCCTGCCTTGGCGTCGCGGCCGCTCGGTGAAGTTCGAGCGGACCCTATTTTTTTCTCGCGCGGGAAAGGGGCGACCCCAATTTTTTGTGAATGAAAAACTGCCCCTTGGGCGAAATTTATGAAACTGAGCCAATATGACACCGCCGCCGACAATCGCGACCTGCTTTACCGGCTGGGGCGCTTCTCTCCGCGCCGGAAGTCCGCGAGCTGCGTTCACTTGTTCTCGGCACGGGAGCGGGCGGTCTTTTTCCCGAGAATCAAAGGACCGTCCAAGCTGGAAATCGTGCAAAGTGCAAAGCAGCGCCCGTGCATGGATTGCGGCGGGGTTTTCCGTCCCGAGGCAATGGACTTTGACCATCGGGGAGACGAACCCAAGGCCTTTAACTTGTCGCTGTCGGACGGATACCCCTTGGACCAAGTGCTGGAGGAAATCGCAAAGTGCGACGTGGTCTGTTCAAATTGTCACCGGGTTCGCACGGTGCGCCGGCGCTCGGGGCTGCCGGCCACCTTGCCGCCGCCCGACTATGAAATATGAAACTCCGTGACCGGCTCTCGGACCGAGAAATCGCGCAACTTCAGGTCGTCTGTCTCCATGAACCGTTGCCCGCAGTCCAGGTCGTGGACCCCGCAGCGTTGGTTGACCTCCTGGGCAAGGGGCTCGTCCGGCAAGAGCGGGGGAGCTACTGGGCCTGCTGGGACGCTTTTCCCAGCGACGGGATTTGACAGCCCGAAGTCCGTGTGCGAAGTTATGGGGTGAACCTGACTGAATCCAAAGTCCGAATTGTGGAGTATCGCGTCGAGTCCCGTGACTCTAACGAGGTGTGGTCGCCCAGCACAACGGTGCCAGCTATTTTTCCAACCAAGGCCACTGCGATGGAAGCAATCAAACGCCTGCCGCGCTTCCGGCCATACCGGGTCGTCCGAACTGAACAATCTATTGTCTGGTCCTACCATCCATGACCCCCGACGAAATCTGCGCGCGCCTCGCCGCGGCCCGGCCGGCCCGGGATGAGCGTAACCGGCGCATCCTGGAGGCGTATCACGCCATGCTGCCGCCCTACGACCGGCTCGACCTGCTTAAGCCGGACCAGGACATTTTGCCCGAGCCCGTGATGCCGGGGCAAACGCTGCACCCGGCGTTCTGGTTCGCCGGCCAGCTATTACAGGAGGGCGAACCGCTCACCGCGTTTTTCGTCCGGGGAAAGCTGACGTGGCTCTTGACTTCTACGGAAACTCTGGCACTGTAGGGGCGACATGAAATACCACCTTGTGACTTATACTGATATGAACCACTACCACGTTTACGCGAACTACGAAGCCCGGGCCACCGCGCTCATTTCCGAGTTGACGGACGCCGGGCTCACCATCATCGACCGCGTCGGTTCGGAAATCCTCGTCGAGGGAACCCCGGACCAAATCAACAAATTCATCGAAAACTATCGCGCCGGGGTTGACTTCCCGCCAATCTATGGCACTGGTAAGGATAGAATATGAACATCTACATCATCGAACGAACCGATGCCTGCGACTACGACGAATACGACGCGGCGGTCGTCTGCGCCGAGAACGAGGAATCCGCGCGCGACCGGCACCCGAACGGGGGCCAAATGGACTGGGCCAATCCCCCGAAGTGGGGGAGCTGGGTGACGAGCCGGGACAAGGTGACCGTCCGGCTCGTGGGAGTGGCCGCGCCTTTTTCGGTGGCGGGGGTTATCCTCAGTTCTTTTAACGCCGGCTGAAACCATCAAACCAAATGAACGACCTAGCCACAATCCAACGAATCAACAACGCCATCGAATCCGCCAAGCAGCGGAAGCTCGCCAAGGCGACGAACGCCCGCAAGAAAACCGTCAAGGCCACCGCGGAAGCCCGCGCTGCCGCCGAGAAAACCCGGACGGGAAAGGCCTGATGCAGGCCGCTCAATTTTTCGGGCCGGTGTTCGACCTGAACTGGCCGGCCAATCTGAAACCCAAAATGAAAGCCAAAAAGAAACTGCGAAAGCGCATCAAGCGCAAGCTGTCCGCCGGCCTGCCGGCGACCGCGAAAGAGCTGAAGGGCTACGGCGTCGTCTGGGGCATCGATAAACAGCCGCTCCGGGTTTCGCATCTTACGCACTGGCGCACGCGTGAGGGCGTGGTGATGCTAATCACCGACATGCAGGATAACCACCTGCTCAACGCGCGGGCGCTGCTCCGCCGCCGCATCGCGCGGTTGTCGGAGGTCGAGGAAGTGCTGTCGCGCGAAGTCGCTCGGCGGGGGGCGGGAAAATTCAAAACCTTCGAGGGCACTGTCCAGGAATTTTTCGACCTGCTCGCCAAGCACGATGACACCGGCAAGTATCCGGATGCGCGGGACCTGTGGGATGCCTACGGGGGGAACAGCGAATGAGCATGCTTGACGACCGCTGCATGGGATGCGGACACCCCGAGTGTTTTTGCGCGTGCCCGCAGGCCGAGCCCGCGCGCCCGACTGAGATACCCTGGAACGGGGAGCCCTATACGTTCGGCCACGAGCTGTCGGACTCCATCAAGCAGTTCACGGACAAAATGCAGGGGCACATCCGCCGGGAGTTTCGCTACCGGGCTTTTGCCAAAGCCATTTTGGAGCAGCTCCCGGACCTGCGTAGCCAGCTTCGGAACGCATCCGATGCGGACAACCTTGACAGGGTGCTCGCGCGGTGGAATATTGAGCTAGACGACATCGCAAAATTATGACGACCATGACCATGGCTGAAGTTGAAGCAGCTTTTCGGGCGGACCTGAAGGCGCTGCTCTTGAAGTGGAACGCGGAACTTTCCGCCGAGGACCACTACCCGGGCTACCCGGAGTGCGGCGAGGACGTCCGCATGACCGTGGTAGTGCCCGCCATCTATGAGGCCGGCGAGACGGTGCGCGAGTGGACCAACATCGACCTGGGGAGGTGCGTGTGACCCTCGACGAACTTGTGGAAAAGCTGGAGGACCTCCAGTCGTATGGCTTCGGGAAAAATTCTGTTGTGGTTTCCCACTGCGGGTCCATCGCATTCGAGGATGTGACGGTGGTCGAGGCGCGCAAGCTGTTCTTTGATGATGCCAAGGAATCCGTGGTCATCCAATGAGGACCTTCGCATACCTGCGCGTCAGCACCAAGGAACAGCTCGACATGAACGGGCTGGAGCGCCAGCGCGATGCGGTGCGCGCCTACGCGGACCACGTCGGGTTCACCATCGCGCGCACGTTCGAGGAACAGCAGTCCGGCGGCGCGGCGTTCGAGGACCGGCTCATGCTCATCGAGATGCTGGAACTCGCGGTGGCCTGCGACGTGGGCGCCATCATCGTCGAGCGCGCGGACCGCGTGGCGCGCGACCTCATGGCCCAGGAACTTTTTTTCGTGAAGTGCCAGGAGCAGAACGTCAAGGTGTTCGCTGCGGACACCGGCCAGGAACTGACCTGCAAGGACGGCGACCCGACGCGCGTGTTACTGCGGCAACTGCTCGGCGCGCTGGCGCAGTGGGAAAAAGCCGTCATTGTTAAGAAGCTGCAAGACGGCCGGCGGCGCACGGCGGCGAAGACCGGCCGGCCCTGCGGCGGGCCGCGGCGGTTCGGGGACAACCCGGACCCGGCCGAGAACGCGGACGAGCGGCACATCCTCGTCGTCATCCGCGACCTGCGCCGGCGGGGGATGACATATCAGGTTATTGCGGAGCGGCTGCGCCAGCTCGGGCATCGGGCGCCGTCGGGCCAGACTTACTGGCACTCCAGCACCGTGATGAGGCTTGACAAATCACCAGAACCGCCCACTTCTTAGGTGGCACTATGAATTTTTTCGCCGAGCCTCCAGCTAACGCTGGTCGTCGAAGGTCCTGCCCCCAGGATTCGGTAACGGGGCAGGCGGTCAGGGGCACCGCATTCCAGCCAAAGAAAGTCTCCACCAATTTGACAGGACAGCCCGTTTTGGCCGAGCAACTAAATGTTCCGGCGTGGGGCGCCCAGTGGCTGGCCTGTCAGCGGGTAAATGGTGACAGCGGGCAACGTCCGCAGCCCGTCACCCGTGGCAGCCAGCGTCAATGGCTTAAACAACGCGCCCCACATTTTCTATGCGCGGGCTGGACAACCTGAAGCTCTGGTTCCTCCTAACGGTGATGCCGACCGTCGTCGCCATCGGCGAGGTCTGGCTGGCTCTACGGCGTCGGCCGCGTAACACATACCTCGCCGCCCTGGGCCACTGCTATTTTCGGCTGGCCCGCGCGCTGAAGAAAATCCGGTGACCCGTGGCGCTCCCCGATTCACACCCGGCCAAAGGTTTGCTTCGCGAGACCGCGAAGCTGGTGCATGCCGGCGAGATTTTTGACGCGGCCCGGCTCGTGCGCGCCTGGGCGGCGCAGACGACGCCATCGGTCGCCAAGCAGTCGGTGGACACCAAGGCCAAAGCGTTTGAACTCCTCAACATTCTCCTCCACTGGGCGCTGTCCAACGGCGCGTTCGAGGAAGCCGCACAACTCCTCTGGACTCCCAACCAGTTCGACCCCCGACCCAACCACACCAAGCGCGTCTGGTCCGCCGTTGACGAGCACGACTTCGGTCTCCTCATGGGCGCCGGCAAGCAATCGAAATCGTTCAGCATGGCGATTCGGTTTTTCCTGGAGTGGCTGCGCGACCCCGAATACACTTCGGTCCGCGTCCTCGGCCCGAGCGAGGACCATCTTGAGGCCAACCTTTTTTCGCACCTAGTCACGCTGCACCGGGAATCCGCCATCCCGCTCCCGGGCGAAATCGGCAAGCTGTTCATCGGACTCGACCTTCGCAAGCGGCGCGGGTCCATCAGCGGCGTGGTGATTCCCCAGGGCAAGAAAGCCGCCGGCCGGTTGCAAGGTGTCGCCCGCTTCCGGCGCAAGGAATCCCACCCCGAGTTCGGCGAGACGTCGCGGCTGTTCGTGTTCGTGGACGAAATCAGCAACCTGCCCAAGGGACTCTGGCACGATATCGACAACCTGCTTTCGAACACGTCGAAGCGCGGCGGGCTGAAGGTCTATGGCGCGTTCAACCCCGACGACCGGAACAACGACGTGGGCATTCGCACCGAGCCGACCTTCGGCTGGGGCTCGTTCGACCCCGAGCTGCACTTCGAGTGGCTGTCCACGCGCGGCTGGTTCGTGGTGCGACTGGACGCGATGCAGTCGGAGAACATTAAGGAGAAGCGCGAGGTTTTCCCGGGCATGCAGACCTACGAGGGCATGCTGCAAATCGTGGCGAATGCCGGCGGGCTGGACTCGCCCGG